TATGACTAGCGAATTCAGAACCTGGTGCTGCGAGTCGAGCGCTTCTATCAGGTATTGAACGACCGCGCCGCCAGATGACAGCTCTATGGTCGATTCGACTACCTGCTTCATCGACATTTCGTCCTTTTTCGGAAACGTCGATGATTCCATGACGATGGAAATCTGTGCGCCGGCGTCAAGGAACGTCGCGCTGGGCGACTCCAACACGCGCGACTGATACAACGCGCCGGGCGCGCTGCGATGAGAGACAATGAAGTGGTCTTCATGGACGCTGTAGCAATCGACGGGCCACGTGTGCGGCCCCGTCCACCTGCGGCGGCTCATGTCGAACCAGTATTCATTCGTCTGGTTCAAACCCTCAAGTATTGTGTCGACGCACACCCGGTACACATCGCTTGCGAACCCGGCGGCCATGCGCGTTCTGTTCTGCGCAGCCTGGAATGGCACCTGCAAATCCGGTGACAGCTCGTTCGCGCTGTGTGTCAGCGGGCGAACTACCCCCATTGGGTCAACAAAGTGGGGCCCGTCGTTGGCAATGAATATCGTGCCGATCGGCGTGGGTACGATGGTGCGCGGGGCGGGGCACCCGACCGTGAGCGATAGGTAGTTCTGCCCTAGTGTGCCGAGTATCGGGTCGCCAGTGATTTGCCATATCTGCGTTTCTTTGAACGCCAGCAGCGCCTGCACGACACCCGAGCTTGTGGTGGACACCGGAAGGCCGGACAACGCAGTCAACGCGCTCGTATTGCCCACCGTGATGGACTGCCCGGCGTTCGTCGCGGTGAGCGGCACCAGCACGTCCGAGTAGTAGCCTTTATTCCCTACTGCGTACCATGCGCGATTGTTCAGGTTGGCAACGGCCGAGGGCGGGGCGGGCAGCGGATTGGTCGCCAGATTCGCGGACGACCACACAGGGGCCGCGGGGTTGGTTAGGTCCATGACGCCGAAAAAGCGCGCGTTCGGCACGTTACCGTCAAACCCTGGGTGCGTGAACAGCAACTTCACCCCCACCGCGGCTACGGTCGGAGGCACCCAATCCCCCGTTGAACTCGGCGTCGTCGGCACGTTGTTCGCCGTTACGCCGGACACCGCCACCGGCACCCCGAGCTTGTGATTGAAGGCAAACGGCTCATCGTGCCCCGGCGTGCTGCCGCTGGCGACCAGCCCATAGACGAAATCGCCCACCGTCGTTTGTATGGACACGACGCCGGGAGTGGTAAAGCTTGCGAACGTCGTTAGGGGGTCGCCCACACCGGGCCTTGATACAACCAGCTCGGGGTTCCCCTTGTCGAACATCAGATTTCGCAGCTGGCGGCACGCGCCGGGGAATGCGTCGGTCGCGTCGAACGCATCCGACAAGCCCCTTGGGGTAAAGCGAATCGGCTGGGATTTTCGCAGCGCCATGCTGCTACCCCGTCGCTTTGGTGCTGCGCATTCCCCTGGTCGAGCGGAAGCGGCGCGGGTCTAGCCGTACCTCTTTGACTACCCGCTGCTCATCGCCCTCCATTATCAGGTGCGTGCGCAGCATATCCTCGGCATCCACCTTGAACTTGTCACGCCGATCGTCGTCGGTAATGTCCATCAGACGCAGCGCCGTCGCCTTTACCAGATAGTCCTGGTCGGGGAACCACGGGATAGCCTGCGACAGCTCCGGCGCATGGATGTCCGATCGGTTGACCATGTAGCGGTGCGTCAGCGTGAGCTGCGACGTGCTTTGCGGGTAGATGTACAGCAGCCCCGGCTGCTGCAGGGCTTGTGGCGACAAGTCGGTGGCGAACTCGTAGGGGTAATTCGCTACCGAGGGGTCTTTGAACTCCGCGTCGAATTGCTCTTGACTCGCCGGGGTCAAGAAATACGGCATGCCGTTCAGCGTGAAGAACAGATCGTACGTGCGCAGGTAGCTTGACGCCAAGGCGAACGGCCCGTTGCTGCCAGCCTGCGCAACAACGCTGGTCGTCACCCTGTTGATTTTCAGATCGCGGTGCAGAACGAGGTCGTTCAGCACGTGGTTCAGAAACTGCCCCGCCTGCGACGTGAAGCCCGGCGCTTTAGCTATCTGTGTCGCTAGAGAAACAATCTGCTGGCAAGTGAGCATGTACGCATCAGGCTACCGACTTCACCGCCTGCTCGATCGCGCTCTTGGTCGTCTCGACCTTGGCCGCCAGGTGCTTCAGGTTCGCCTGCTGCGTGTTGAGCGTCATTTTCTCTTGGCTCGACAACTTGGGCTTGGCGCCCAGCTCTTCGACCATGATTGCGATCTGCGTGCGCGCTTCCTCGGCTTGCCGCACGGTGGCTTTCATTTCCTCGATCTTGGCCTTCATTTCCTGCCTGCCAGCGACCGCGAAAGCCACATCGAGCCGCTTGGAAAGGGAGAATTCATCCTCGCCCTCGAAGAAGTAGCCGGCAATCGAGAGCGTCTTCGGGTTCTCTTTCCCAAGCGCGACTTGCAGATTGAAGTTGCCCACGATCGACCTGCCGGCTGAATCCATCGGCTGCAGCTGGATAGCCTCGTCAACGGACACTGTTTTCGGTGCTTGCTCGCTCATCGTCTTGCTTCCCCTCCCCGCAGCACGACGTTGGCCGGCTGGCGATAGAAATTCTCGTTGCTTCCCCTGATCGATGCTTCATGGGCCCAGGATCGGTGCACCACGTCCTTTATCGTGCGAAGCGTATCGAGGTCGATGGAATACTCCTGCCCGTGGTAGTACGGCACCCCGTTGATGCGCACGTCGAGCCCGCCCGAGGGCGGCAATTCGATGCGGTAGCGGTAGAAGTCGCACATCCTGAAATACGCGTACTTCGGCACTTCCTCTTCCACTACCTCGCCGATCAACTCGTCGAACCTGCGCGCAAGGCGCATGCCTACCTGTTTCTTGTAGACACCATCCTCGTCCTTGCGCTCTTTTGGCACCTGCACTTCCTTGCGCCGCTCGTACGCCTCGGTGACGTTGATGCCCATCACCGGGGCGTCCGTAGTAGCAGCCTGCCGCTGTTGTAGCAGCTCGTTTTCGCCTGCAAGCCGCTTCAGCTCGGCTTGCAGTGCGTCTATCTGCTGCTGTAGCTCGTCTGGCGTCATGGCTTAGCTTACCGTGCCAGCGCTGTACCCGGCCGAGAAGGCGCTCGAAGACTCCGTTCGCGCAAGGAAGGCCTGGTTGAGAATGATCGTGCCATAGAACACCTTCCAGCTGACCACCCGCAGCTGGTTGTTCGGGTCCGACTTGTCCGCCCCGGTCAAGTAGTGATACTCGGGGTTCTCAAGCAGAACCTGCCCGTAGCTGTGGTTGCCGATAAAGATGGTCGGAAACACCGTTACCCCGGTCGCAGGTGCAGCAGGGGGAACTTGCGCCGTGCCCACGCCGGTAATCGTCACCGTCTGGTTGCCGGCTAACTGAGTGGCTTGGCCGGCCAGCGGGCCGGTTGCAGGCCCGAGCGCGCATAGGCCGAGGTTGGCAGGACTGGAGGTAGTGCCAATGTAGACGTTGAAGACGAAGCCCGGGATATTGGGCAACGCCACGTTGATGACTCCGGTTGGCCCCGTGACCGAAATGGATCCGCTCACCTGGTAGATGTTCTGCTCGACACTCGTCTGCGCGGGGGCGCCGGTGACCTGGACGAAGTACGAAGCCGTTGCCAGCGCGCCGCCTGTCGTGAGCGCCGACCCCGAAATGGCCGCGACGCCGGTCCAATACGGCATCATATTGGTTTCGACGAAGCGCGCGCCGCCCCACGGGCCCAGCTCGTTGTTGTACAGCCGGTTGACGTCGTTTTGCTGCCACGCCGTGACAACGGTCGTGTTCTCGCGCATGTCCTGCGCAACGAGCGGGTGCATGAGCGCCACGTAGTGCTGCGCAGCCGCCGGCGACTTGCTGGGGTTACGGTAGGCACCTGCGTCAATCATCATGTCTTCGCGCTCGTCGCCGAGGAAGCGCGGCACGCCGTAGGTCAGCATCGACCCGACGATACGGTTGACCTCGTGCGGCGTGAGCACATCGCCGGCGATCAGCGCGGCGCGGTTGGCGCGGCCGTTGGCGAAGTTGACCTGCACACCGCTCACCAGCGCGTTGAGCGTGTTGCGCTCCATCGTTTCCGGCATCTGGATCGCCACCAGACTGATGGCCTGCTGGAACATCGGGTGCTTGATGGTCAGGTTCGCCACGTCCGTGATGTTGACG